GTTATGAAAACGATATTGAAATTGTAGAATGATTGAAGATGACACACACGATAAATTGACCAAGGCATACATGGCTTATTTTAAGGCTAATGAAAAGTTTGAGGCACGAAATTCTGTACGCACTCATAGAGAAGCACGTAAATGGCTTAGAATTATGAGGGATCTTGCAAAGCAACGTATGGATGAAATACACGAAAAGCACAATACAACACGTAAAACCAAAAACGACTAGGCACAACAATAGGCAACGGTAAGTAAGTTCATGCAGTGGACTTACAGAGGAAAACATATTAACGAAATTCCTGATGAATATGAAGGATTTGTTTACCTTATCACTAATAAAACCACAGGGCAAAAATACATAGGCAAAAAACTAGCAAAGTTTAAGACCACAAAGCCACCACTCAAAGGCAGAAAAAACAAAAGACGAGGCTACAAAGAAAGCGATTGGAAAGACTACTGGGGCAGCTCAGATAGACTACAGGCAGACGTAGACAAGTTAGGCCCAAAAAATTTCACAAGAGAAATACTTTATCTGTGTAAAAGCAGAGCAGAAATGAGTTACATAGAGGCACGAGAGCAATTTGACCGCCGTGTATTAGAGACGGATGAATATTATAACGGGATTATTAATTGTAGAGTTGGCGGTTCCGATAAATTGCGTAAGGCATTACTAGAACACACTATCAAGGCAAAACAATCCAACACCTAAGGTTGGCGGGCCAGTTTGAAAATACCGCTGTGGAAAAAGCATCCTTGATCGGAGCACACGTAACATATTGAGCGGCGTTCGGTAGTAGAGCGTTTGATTGATATAGATAGATTGTTGGCTGTCGAAAAACTGCACATTACACATAAAAACCGTATGCACTAGGAACGAAGCAACGGGTATAATGTTACATAAATTGCACATTAAAGCGTATAATGCTACCTTAATGTTACAATTAATGCACATTAGATGTCGACGTAGGTTGGGAAAGGTCAGAGCCCATTGTGTAGCAGCAAAACACCTACTTCCAAGTCTCGGCTGTGACGAACTCACATGAAGTTTGAGATTAGATGGAACCGTAGCAGGTTCCGTCTGACTGAAACAATCTACATGAAGCAATTACAATGTTACTTCGTAACATTGCTTTAATTCATATCTACTACTTCTATCACACATAATCTATAAACGAAGTGCATAGTTTGAGCGTAAGCGAAAACTAAAATGAGCTTTAGCTCATTTCTAATATAAATACATGCATAATAAGTTAGGATCGTAAGTAATGAATATTCATGAAATAGTTTCATCTTCTGCTAAGAGACAATTTGCTGACAAACAATTCTGGAATGAAGTGTTTAAAGAAGCACGTACTACTAAACCTGTTAGAATTAACAAGGGAATAATCGAGTGGGATGAATCAACAACAAAACGTTTTTTGTCTGAAGCTGGTGAAGCTAGTGCTGCAATCCAACGAATTGGGTTTCGTGGTGATTGGTTTGGAGTAATTTATACAGAAGCAAATGGCCAAAAGACTGTCGGTGCGTTTCCTAGCAGAGAAGCAGCTAATCGTGCAAGAAGAGAATTTGAATCTAGTGGCAGGATGTTTAGAGGAAATCCTAGTTCTGCACCTGATAATGTTAAGACTTGGGTTACTACACAACAACAAAAGATTAGACTAGCAGGAATAAAAGCTCAAAGGGCAGCTAGAGTTAAACAATTTTTAGAAGGTCCTAAAGCTAGTAGAGCATTAAGAATACTAAGACCAATACTTGTTGTATTAGGTGCTTGGAATATAGTAGGCGAGTATTTTGAAGACATATACCTACTAGTTGGTGAAATAATAGAAGCTACATCATCAGGCGATCTTCAAGAAGCACAGAGTAAACAAACAGTTCTTGCAAATTATTTAGAACATGAAACTGGAAGAGTGTTTTTTAGAGTTATGGTATTGTTTGTTGGAGCATTACTTGTAGCAAGAACAGCAAGAGCTATTGTAAGCAAACTAATGTGGGCAATGCGTATAGGCAGTCTTGCAACTGGTCCTGGTGCAATAGTTGCCTGGACACTAACTTTTATTATTGAAGGCGGCATGTGGGCTATGTTAAGCACACAATGGGGCCAAGAAAAAATAAGAACTGCATTTTTATGGATAATGGAAAATGTATGGCCTTCAGCAGCTGGCCTTTTTGTTGAAGAAGCAGCAAATGATCAAGAAGCTGAGCCAACTATGGCAGACAGGCTGAGAACAGATACTGAAAAAACTGTTGGTGATGTAATTGAAGGATTTGGCAATATAGACCAATCAGAGTTGCAAGATATGAAAGATGATGTTGAATCTTGGGCAGCTCAACAAGGCGATCCAGCAGACACTGATAGATCTAATCCTTCAACAACTCCTGCTGATAGAGTAACTCCTGGCAGAACTGTAGCACCTGTAGTTCCTGGCAATGTACAGCAAAATTTAAATTCTTTAGAATGGTAAATTAAACCAACGGCATTCCGGACTTTTGAGTTGTTTCCCAGTTATTTTTAATTATTTTAATAAAGATTTCTCTGTCACCGGTATCAATATTAAACATTAGATCGTCCCACCCGACGCCACCTCTCATATTCCACAATATTCTGTACAAATCGTCTTTTAATTGTTTCTGAGAAGTTTCATATGTTTCGATATGCTTTTTAATTTCAGAATCTGAGGCCTGAACTATCAGTCGGCGAAAAAAGACGAGTCGTCCATTGTAAGAGCACTAACATACGATTCGTTACACGCAGCACATGTTAGATTTAATCTAGGCAAGTCCCATTCTTGTGTGTTTTCTTTAATAACAGTTTGTATACCATTAAAAAATTTTCTGTCATTTTCAAGAATAAATTTAGTAATTACATTGTGATCTGTAATTTCTACTTCACCATCTTTTATTTTATACACTTGGTATAGTATTGTTTTTTGATTTATTGTTTGAATAATATTGTAAATGTTTTTTGCATATTCATTTTTTTCTTCTTCAGACAATTTATCTGCTGATACTGCCTGCATCATTGTTCTATTTGCTTTGAACAATTCTAACTGTACTTCATTCCATTGATTATAAGTAAGAGGTTTTAGAAAAAATTTAAGATCTTCAATAGTACATGTATCTTTATAAACTTTTTTATGATAATTATCTAAGTGTTCACTTAGATCAATTTCGTGTTTGTTTTCTTCTTTACAATGACCGCATGCAGTTAGTTTATCATATGTTGAACCAAAAGTAGCTTGTCTTATTGCAATTAAAAAATATTCTATATCAATTTGTGATAGTTCTCCTGCATCTTTAATCCTTGGCATGCACGACTCTATTAATTTTTTAACTGCTTCTCCATTGAGTAATGCCTCCGGAGCTTTCATTGCTATCTCGTCTGCACCAGTCATTGAGTAAACAGGGATATCTTTGAAAGACTCACCGGAAACAACACTAGAATCAATGTATCTAAACTCAGATGGAGCATCAACAAAAATCTTTGGTTGACGCTTATACTTTGTGAGTAAGTTTTCCATGGTCTCTCCTTTTAAGGTAAATAACTATACTAACTGATATTTATATCGGTATTTTTGTCAAAAGGTTAAACATGAGTGACGCAGATCGCATTGCCGCATTAGAAGAAGAAATAGAACGCCTCCGTACGTCAACTCGAGGTGCGGCCGGCAGTACTAGTCAGTGGACAGCAGCTCTTGGTGATGCCACTAGTGGCATTGGTAAATTTGGATTAGCTGCACTTTCAGGTGAAACAAGATTAACTGCTTACGTTGATGCCTTTACTCCATTAATGAGGCGAATTCCAATAGTCGGTGACGCACTTGGAGGAATGTCTAAGGCTATTGCCGGTTATATAGACGAAAGTACAGCATCATATCAAGGTTTAACTAGATCTGGTATACTTCTAAGTGGAGGTTTGACTGAAGTAGGTCAGGTTGCAGCAAGATCAGGCATGTTGGTTGGTGATTTTGCTAAATTAGTTGAAAAAAATCGAGACATATTAGGTGCTATGGGTGGCACAGGTGCAGACGCTACTAGAATGTTTGCCCACATGTCGAATAGTTTTAGAAACGACACAAGAGGTTTTTCACAAGGTTTAAGACGAATTGGTTACAGCACCGAAGAAATAAATGAAACTATTATGGGCTTCGCTGCTATTAATAGAACATCGTTCTTGCAAACTATGGGTAACGATGTTGCTAGAAATAAAGCAACACAAGAATATGCGTTAGAGCTAGATAGATTAAGCCAGTTAACTGGCATGCAGAGAAAAGAACTGCAAAAAGAAATGGATGCTAAACGTCGAGAAGGAAGAATTCAAGCATTTTTAAGAACAGAAACTGGTGCGTTAACAGATCAAATTAGTAATTCTATTACCCAAATTGGTGCAATGGATAAAAATGCTGCAACACTACTTGAAGACATTCTAGTACAAGGAAATGTAACAAGAGAAAGTGCAGGGGCAGCAGCGTTCTACGGACAAGAAGTAATTGCAGCAGCACAAAACATGCGAGCTGCAATGCAAGCACAAGATCCAGAAGCTTATGCACAAGCACAGCGTGAATATATCGCTGCAATGACTAGAGCTCAAAACGACGAAAACAGAATAAGAATTGGTAGAATACGTTCTGATAGTGACTATATTAGAGGCATGCAAGATAGCTTAGGAAACTTTACTAATTTTAATGATAGGTTAATAGCTATTAGACAAGAATTAGCAAACGCTGACCCAAGTAAAGAATTAGCAGACATTTCTTTTGACGATGCACTAGCAGAATTAAACCGTAGAATAGAAGCAGGACAAGAAACATTAGGTGGCGGCGGTGGCCCACCTCCTCCAAGCACTGACGGATTAACAGCAGCAATGGCATCAGCACAAGATGCTATCACTAACGTTTCGGGTGCGTTAAGAGAAAACATGATAAATGTTTTGAAAAACGAAGTAGATAGCGGTCTAAGAGGATTTGCTACTACATTAGACGGGATCAATAGTGCAGGTGTAACAGGCGTAAATGCTGTAGGCACAGGATTAGTTACTGGTGGTAACAGTGTAAATCAACCAACTACTTTAGGAGCAGCAACTCCGGAAGGAACAGCAGCAGCAGGTGCAGCAGCAGGAATAACCCAAGAAGCTGAAACTAATCGAATTCCTCCTGAACTACACTCTGCGTTTACAGAATTAAACAATGTACTACAAGGATTATTAGATAATACTAACCCTCAAGGCAACTTCTTAGGTGGTACAGCATTGGGCGGCATGTTAAATATGGTTGGTGAGAGAGGACCTGAGTTTATCACACCAAATGCTAACAGTTTAGTAGTTTCTATGAAACAAATGGCTGACAAAATGCGTCCACAAATGGAAGCTATGGCCAATCAAATGCGTCCACAAATGGAAGCTATGGCCAATCAAATGCGTCCACAAATGGAAAGTATGGCCAATCAAATGGCTCCGCAGATGCAAAACATGGCTAATCAGATTGGTCCACAAATGGAACAATTTACAGGTGAATTAAACAGAAAATTTGATAGATTAATTGAAGCATATAGAGAAAATACTCGTGCAGTCAATAAAGCAGGAAGGAATACCTACAGAGTATAAGTAATAGTATGAGCTGGAAAAAATATTTTACACCTGTACCTACAGGAAATAGTGAAGGAACATACAGTCCACTAGGCAATGGCAATGCTAGTAGACCTGGTCCTGCACGAACTAATTATTCAAGTTATTTGCCAGATGTTTACACAGGTTCACCTAATCGTGTAGAACGTTATGGCCAATACGAAACTATGGACAGCGACAGTGAAGTTAATGCTGCTCTAGATATCCTTGCAGAGTTCTGCACACAAAGAAATACAACTAACAATACACCTTTTAAATTAGAATTTAAAGAAAAAGCAACTAATTCTGAAGTTAGAATACTTAAACAGTATCTACAACAGTGGTCAAAACTACAAAAATTTGACACTCGCATTTTCCGTATACTACGCAACACATTTAAATATGGTGATGCGTTTTTTATTAGAGATCCAGAAACTAAAAAATGGTTTTATGTTGATCCTGCAAAAGTTACAAAAATTATTGTTAATGAAAGCGAAGGCAAAAAGCCTGAGCAATATGTAATCAAAGACCTAAACATTAATTTTCAAGATCTTGTTGCAACCACATTGAATACAGATCCAGGTGGCGTTACCAGCTCAGGTCATCAGGGTTATTTCCAAGGTGGTGCAAGAGGTATGGTAGGCACTCCACCAAACAGTGCAACTAGCAGCTCACGTTTTGAAACTACGCAACAAGAAGTTGCAGTAGATGCAGAACACGTTGTACATTTGAGTTTGAGTGAAGGACTAGACAACAATTATCCTTTTGGAAACAGTCTACTTGAAAGCATCTTCAAAGTTTATAAACAAAAAGAACTTTTAGAAGATGCTATTATTATATATCGTGTACAAAGAGCACCCGAAAGACGTGTGTTCTACGTAGACGTTGGCAACATGCCAAGTCACTTGGCAATGAGTTTTGTGGAAAGAGTAAAGAATGAAATCCATCAGAGAAGGATACCTTCACAGACTGGTGGTGGACAGAATGTAATTGACAGTGCATACAATCCTCTTTCAATAAACGAAGACTACTTCTTTCCACAAACAGCTGAAGGTAGAGGATCAAAAGTTGAAACGCTGCCAGGCGGTACTAACCTAGGTGAAATTGACGACCTCAAATATTTCACAAACAAACTAGTACGCGGTCTCCGTATACCTTCCAGCTACTTACCAACAGCAGCAGATGACGGCCAAAGTCAGTTTAATGACGGTCGTGTTGGTACTGCTTACATACAAGAACTACGTTTTAATGCCTATTGTGAACGCCTACAGCGTTTGGTAACAGATAGATTTGATCAAGAATTTAAACTGTACATACTACAAAAAGGTGTAAACGTAGACACTAGTGTTTTTGAACTATCATTCCAACCACCTAAAAACTTTGCAAGTTACAGACAAGCAGAACTTGACAACAGTCGTATAGGTACATTTACACAAGTACAACAGATTCCTTATATGAGTCAACGTTTTGCACTACAACGTTTCTTAGGACTAAGTGACGAAGAGATTGCAGAAAACGAAAGACTATGGCGTGAAGAAAATGATGAAAATCTAAAACTTCCAACTGATGCAAGCGGAGAACTACGCAGTGCAGGAATTAGCATGGGCGGTATTAGTTCAGACATAGGCGGTTTAGAAACCGCAGCACCAGAAGCACCAGCAGCACCTGAAGGTGGAGCAGAAGCAGGTGGAGCAGAGCCAGGTGGTGCACCAGCACCAGCACCGGGCGGAGCACCGGGCGGCG